GGTTATAGCCGTAGAGAAGAGCGTTACGCAACTGTTGAGCGATACCTTGACGAGCAGCTAAACGGAGAGCTTCTGGGAGTGCATAACCCCAAGCACCAGTAGCAGCTTCATCGAAGTTGTCATACTGAGCGCGGGTTTGCAGACGATAAGTAGCAGTACTAATCATCGAAGGAATAACAGATGCGCTTGGCAACTGGTTAGCAGTCGATTGGTTAGCAGATACTTGAGTCGTCAACTGAACCTTTTTAGCGTAAACATAAAGGTCAGCCTCGCCTAAGCGTGGCATTGGGTTCTCTGTTGCCAGAGTTGTAAACGCACCAGAAGCCAAGCTGTACTGCATAATCAGCTCAGGCATCATGAAGTGTGGATTTACTGTTACATATGAAGGTGCAAAACCTGACATGATCTATTCCTTTCTTAGATTAGAACAACTGCTACAGGAGCAGCAGATGAGCCACCAACGATGGTGTTAGACCAGTTAGCATTGCCAGTACCAGAATTGTAGTTAACAATTTTGTTACCAGAAGTGCTAATACGCAAGATTTTGCAAGGTACTGCAAAGTTGCTCGTTGCTGTTGTTGTTAAACGAAGGTTTGTTGTATCCCAATACACAGTTTCAGTAATGGAGCTACCAGCCAAAGCTACGATAGAAGCATCGCAAGGCAGTGGAATACGAGCGCCTGAACCGAAACGGTAGAAGTTTACAGACATGCCGGGAGAATACAACGGTGCTGTGCTTTGTGGGGTTGTGATACCTTGGAAAGCTTGGTTAAACACGGAAATACCAGTAGGAGCAGCTACAGTAGTTGCTTGGATAATGGTAGAGCCTAATGTGTCAGTACCGGGTTGTGTATCACCAGAGTAAACACCTGATTGTGCAGTTGGAATCAATTCAGCAATTGGAACTCCGCCCCATAAAGGAGAAGTAGCAGAAGTTGAAAGAACACCACCAGCCAACCAGAATTTAACTGCTGGATCGTCGAGTGCATCACCTTGTGTAAAACCGGCGGAGTTGACATTAAATAAGCCAGCAGCGTTGGTTGTTACCATTGGTTGTAGAGAAATTTGTGCGGTCATGGCTTATTCCTTATCGCTTAACATTTTCAGTATTAAACTTCACGACCCGATGAGTTGGGAGCTTGAAGTCACCTAACCATGCTTCCATATCACCACGGTACTCAGTGATGGTACGACCAGCTTGGTCTTTCTTGTGCAACGCGATCAATTGACCTTTTGCGATTGCGCCAGTTCCACGGGAAGCAGCAAGAGCGTCAGCATAAACACGTTTTTCAACGATTTGCAACATTGCTTCGTCAGCAATCTTGTTGATGTTTACGTTTTTCATTTCGTCGCTATGAGCTTGCAAACCACGGAGCATGCGCTTGCGATAAGCCATTAAGCTTTCGCCTTGCAATGGACGTGATGCAGATTTGCCAAAAGCTGAGTAGACAGAATCAGCTTTAGCTTGACAATCAGCGTATGCGGCTTCTTCGTCATCTTTTTTAGCTGCTTCTTCGTCGTCATCTTTACGGTCATCTTCTTCGTCGTCGTCTTTTTTGAACTCCATGTGACCCGGATGTTCCATTTCGCCTTCGTCGTCTGGCTTGATTTCACCAGCTTTGCCGTGCTCTTTAGGATCAGATCCCTCTGCGTCCTTCTTAGCTTTACGCATCATGAATTTCTTAGCTTTGGCTTCAGACTCATCGTCATCTTTCTTAGCTTCTTCTTCTTCATCGTCGTCGCATGCTTCCATATCGTCATCTTTTTTCGCTTTAGCTTTTTTATCAGCCGCAGTTACTAGTGGTGGCGCAGGAAGGTTTTTTTCCATTTCATCTAAACGGGACATTGTTTTTCCCAATAAAGACATAATGGCATCTAATTTATCGCCTTGGGCATCTGCCTTTGGCTCAATCTTATTTTCAGTCATTTTCAGACACCTCATTGTTAGTTAATAAAACTCCAGCAGCGTCGCCGCCTTTGTCCCATACTCCCTTTGAACCCCTAGCTTTCGTAACGATTGCTATGTGATCCAGCAGAAATGGCACACCCTCAATCAAGAGTGGCTCGCCATTCTCGGTTGTAAGTGTAATGTTACCAGCAGTTTGGTCAAAAACAACTGCTGGGGAAGTCGATACTTCGCCTTCCAAAATTTCTGAAATCGCATCTTGGTCATAGATTTTTGCAATACCCCAGACTTCATCACCTTTAATGTAAGGTAACAAAACGGAACCAACTGCACGATTTTTAAACTCTTCGGTTGTCAATACTTGGGTTTCGGGATGATCCATAATCACCATCAATCCATTGCAACGCTCTAAAAATTGTTCATTCAAATAAAGTGATGGATCACGCCAAACGTGTTCACCAATGCTTGAACGAAATGCTAAACCAGTACCTGTGATACGAATTGCTAACAAAGCAATGTTGGCATACATCTGTGGGCTAGCTAATAAACCTTCGGCAATTAACTTGGCTACATCGGTTTCGGTCTTAGCCATAGCGATTTTGAACGCATTTTCTAAACCCGGATGTAACGGCATTGGTGGCACTGTTGGGCTGCACCAATCTGATCCAGAAGATTCGTAATTGAGTTTTACTTCTTCTTTAGGAAAATTGTGGGCAACGTAATAGCAGAATTGTCCATCATCATAAAGAACTTCTAGCTTGCCTTTGTAGTCAATGCCGGTTTCTTCTAAACATTCACGGCGAGCGCATTCTTCAAGAGTTTCATCGCCTTTTTGATGTCCGCCGGGAATGCACCAAGTACCGGGATAATCGCCACCACCCATACCTCTACGAATCATTAAAACTTCTTCGTTTGGGGTAATAAACATAATGCCAGCAGCTCTACCTTGAGCACCGCCCATATTATCTTCAGGTTTTACTTCTTTTGGTGGCTCTGGAACTAATTGAGCATTTTGTTCAATTGCTTCATTTTCGGCGTCTGGTACGCAATTTGGTACGCTTTTGCCGTCTTTTTCTTTCATGCCGTACTGGGTATAACCTTCCCAGCATGGATCACTATCAGGAATAGCTTCCGCATATTCAATCAAAGCGTCGCACATTTCTTCTAAATGGCTTTGTGCTTCATCAGCATCGCATTTCCACTTTTGTAAGGATTTATTAATCCGTGAATTAGGATCGTGCGCGGTTTTTTCGGACGTTAATTTGGCTTTCATGCCTTTCATGCGAGCGCAGAAAGACGCTTTACGAGAGCCACCTTCAGGTTGCGGAGCTTTTAAATGAGCGCCATGTTCCTTGTTATAGGACTCACGACCTTTTTCATTTAAACCGCCATTTTTGTTTTTGCCTTCTTTAGTCTGCCAAGCCTCAGAATCTTCAACACCAAAGCGGGGGACTACTTTTTCGTCGCAATCGTCGTCTTGTTTCATGGCTTTGACATGTTGAGCGACTTGATATAGCTTTTCGCCAATATCTTTAATTTGCAATTTGCGTAATTCGTGGCTTAATTCACCTTTGCGAACCACAATATTGCTATCAGTTTCAAACTCTGTAGGCGCCAAAAGAACAGGCGCAGATACCAAAGAATCCTCTTTTAATGCACTTACTTCCATTTCTTTTAACAGAAGTTCGTTTAACCATTCCAGATTTTCGGCTTCGCCGTCATCTTTATGCTTAATGAATTTTTCACCTACTGATTTTGGAATACCAATATTGGATTTACCTGCCGCAGCAGCGTACATCGCTTTTCGTTGGTTTTCCGACTGAAATGGCATAGGTTAAAACCCTAATAAATTTTCTTGGATTGTAACGCTTCTTTACCTTTTTGGGTAATCATTTCGTCGGGCAGTTGACTCACCCGGTATAAATATTTATACCTGCACCGACAATAAACCGCTTCGCCGGGCGCGACTACATCGTTAGTATATCCGTTTTTTGACTTTACATAACCATCTTTTACAGCCCAACTACCGCGTATTAAAAATATTTTTTCATCTAATTCGCGGTGATCTTCACGATAATCATAGTTTGCTTGACGCCAATTACTATGCCATTGCGCTGCAATAGCACCACTATCGACAGCTACGATCTCGTTGATATTAGCTATTAGCTTGTGAGTTTGGTCAATAATGACGCGGCGTTCTTTAAACGGCAACATCCCAAGCTCTTTTTTAATGTGTTTTTTCTCTTCTTGACGTTTGACGTCTTTATTTCCGCCGGGCGGAATCGAGGTAGCCCAACCAGCAAAACGTCTTAAGGTATTGCTGATCGATTCTTCACGATTAAATTTGATTAAATTAACGCTTGCTACGATGCGGCGATCTAATTCGGCGCGCATTTTGGGCGTCAATTTAGCCACGGTGAAGCGGCTAACATCCTTGTTTACTAACCCGCCTTTGGTTACTAAACGATCAAAAGCACCCTTTAGAGAGCGCTCTAATTCTTTTTGCAGCTTTTCAGGTGTAATTAATGATTTTACAGCCGCATTTCTAAGCTCTTCCATCCAATATTTGAGCCTAGCTTCGTTCTCAAAGCCATATGTGATGTAATAGTTGACCGCTTGCGTAAGGACTTCGTAGAAAGTCACGGTTTAGTCCTTAGCGTGTGGCGGGGCAGTAGGGGCGGTTAGTGGCTCAGGTGGCTCATATTCGGCAATTTGTTCCATATCCAATTGCATATTCGATTTAAACATTTCTGGCATTTCAGACAGATTGTCTTGCGCCCATTGAATTAAGTTAGCTCTGTTTTGTGGGTCAATTACAGGTAAAAGAGTACGAAGTACTTCAGTCATACCTTTAAGTTTAACTTCGTCTGTTTTAACTAATTCGCTTGGAGTTTCCTCAATCATAGAATCCCAACTTGGGGTAAACGCATCTTTCCATTCGTAGAACGCTTGCTCATACGTTTTGCCAGCATACATTTCGGGATATTTATTTTGAATTGCTTCAAAAAATTGTTTGTTCCATGCGCGGTGCATTACGATTTTGTCAAAAAATTCAAACAAAGTTCGCATATCGTTGCGTAACCCTGTGACATACTGAGCAATTGCAATTGCGTCTTGGCTGCCTTCTGCAAAGCTATTAGCTAGAGCTTCATCTTTTAAGAGAATGGCTGGCACATCAGTAGCTGCCGCGATGTTGGCGATGATGTTATCACGCGCAGTTGTCATCGCGGTGTCGGTATTGTTTAAGTCGATAGACTCGATGTCCTCATCAATATCAATTGATAAGACGTTACCGGTGGTACCTTGTTGCAAGTAGCTACGCTTAATACCAGCGGCTGTTTGCATCAAACGATTAACAATAGAGCCGGATTGCTTTTGTTTGATAACCAGCAGACCCGCTTTGAAAGTGACCAAATCGTCAGTGACCATAGACTGAACGAATGATTTCAAGGGATACAGGGCGCGCTGAAATACTGAACGACCTGTAAAACCAAAACCGGATGGCTGGAAGCTTAAATAAATCGGCGTATTGTTAAACACGATACAACTACGACTTGGATGATAAGGTTGACCCGCAGCCGTAATGTAAGATAGCGGCTTTTGGAAGTCTGGCGCGTTGGGGTTTTGGTTGGTGACGGTTGAGCCAGCAAGGTTTAACGGGTCAAGTTTATTAAAGTACAAATTCAAATCGGGCAACTTCCAAGGATCAATCTCTTGGTCAGTTGGAATACCTTCGGCGCCATAAACAATTGCGGCTACACCATATACACGTTTAAGAAAGGTTACGTCACGGATAAGATTAGTCGCATCTAAATTATTCCACTCTTCATGAAACGCTTTAATTAACATTTCTTTTGGGTGTACATCCATCGCAATTAAACGTGGTTTTGATAAAGCTAATACGATGGGTTTTTCAATAATCTTAGCAGCTAGCGGGTGGTACTCAAAAATGGCTTTACAAGTCTGATAACCTGCTGGACTACCCGGCTCAATTGCTTCGGATTGCAAAAAGTCCATTAGTGGGGAAGGTAAACCGGTATTTGATATAGTCACGTCAGACATAGATTATTCCCAAAAATATATTGCCCATCATACCACTAGAATCCGAGTTTGTTACCTAATCCAAGCGCAATTCCATAGATGGTTGCATCTAACAGATCGTCACTTCTCTTGTGGGCTTCTGGATCCCCTAGTCTAAAGGAAGCGAGTTGTGTCAGCAAGTGATTTCGTGTTGCACCCTTAAATGCCACGGTTTTGTTGAACGCATACTCGCTAATCTTGAGTTTTTCTTGATGGTAGTAACCTGACACGCTAACGGCTCGCTCGTCCTTGCCCGCTTGTACCAACTTGCTATCAATCGGGCGCATTGCCCAACCGCGGTTGGCAGCTTGTTGCAATAAGATTGAGCCAGTAGCAGTATCTTCGGCGAACACGCCCGCGCTACCGTATCTTGCCCCACAGCCCCTAGCTAACTCTTCTAGCCGTGAGAACACACTGGGAATCCAATGCTCGAGCAATCCGCCATCAATCTGAACGACGTCCCAATCGAGGATAGTGAGCGGAACCCCGAACTCGTTGAGTGCGAAGAACACCACAGCCGTGCCGTCATGTTGTTTACCGCCTTTGACCGCGGTATCCAGTATGGCGTACACCGTATCGCAGTTGGTTGGGTACTGTACGGGTAAACCCTCAACTAATAGTTTGTCAGCTCCGAACAGCGCAATATTAGACCAATCGACGAACTCCGCCAAAAACTCTTGTTGGAATACCATCGGATGGTTACGCTCGCGTTCGCGCTCAAGTTCGTCAAGCGGAACGTAAGGGTTTGTACTAGTAGGCGCATGGAACGAACTAAATCCAAGGTCTGGCTCCTGACAGGCTGCGTAGAAAAAGTTGTCCGGGTCTAAACCATTCGGGGTAGAGAACACCCACGATACTCCGCGGGTTGTCAACATCGTCGGCTTGATGGACTTGAACCAAATCTCGTCTTTCATTTGCGGTGACTTGGTAAACCCGGCTTCATCAATCAGCACCAAGTTGTACTCGCGCCCGCGACCTGCTAGCTCATTGTCATTGAGCGTCCAGAAGTCAATCTTGCCGCCACTCAGTAACTTGATGGTACCGTCATTGCGGTTGGCGCTTTTGATTATCGGGTCAAGCATATCGCGCAGGTGATCCCACGGCTCGGCAAGCTGTTTGTGCTCGGGCGCGAAGATGCCGACGGATTGCCCGTTACCCGCGCCCCTAGCTGCAAGCCATTCCAAAAAGCGTGTTTTGCCCCAGCGTCGCCCGCACCTAACCGCATTTAGGCGTTGTTGCTGTAAAAACAGGGCATGTTGCCCTGAATGTAAAACTGGAAGTGTAACCCGTCGGGTATTAGCCATTAGCTAATAGCTTTCTGCTCGGAGGTGGGGTCTGGTAACGTGTTCTCAATGACAATGCGTAATTCATTGGAGCTATCAGCTTCTGGCTTGGCAGGTTTCCAACCATGTAAGTGAGTAAGCACTGTCGTTGCCGCTTTGGTGTCGCCATTGAGAGCGTTTCTCATTAAGGAACCGCTTACATCTGCGTGATTTTTAGCGCGACCATAAATAACCGCTTCGGCAGCTTTTGGGTCAAATTGGCAAAGACGATTGAAGTCTACGGGCAAAAAGCCAGCAGCGATAGCTAGTGCGTCACCGGCAAGACCGCGATAGGCAGCATCATAGATGTTGGCAATCTCTTCTTCGGTAGCTTCAATTTTGTCGGTTTTATGGTCAATTGAATAAAATAGGGGATCTGGTGTAAAACGCTCCATGATTACCTCCTAAGATTGACGATAGCCCGATATTAGCATAAACCCTTAAATATGCAAGTTATTAGGGTTTACCCTATATATGACAGTTTTGGGCTAATAGTTAGTGGCTACTAACTTAGTTTTAAAAATTACAAAAATTTTTTCGGCTTTTGCAAAACACTTTTTTGCATATTTTCTAGAATAAAAAACCCCATCATCGTACCCACCTATTTTAATGACCCCCTTTTTCGATTTTATATGGCAAAAAAGCGGCGGCATATAGAATAAGGCTTAGCGGGCGATATAGCCACGCAAGCCCCTAGCTATAAGCCCCTAGCTAAAATTTGATA